CTATCCCTGCCTCCTCTTCAGGATCGTCAGCGCTGGTGCGCGTGAGTCGGTTACTGATACCTTGTTTGCAGCCTCAATCAGTTGGTCCAGCTCTGCCGCTGAGTAGTGACTGGTGATGCTGCCGTTCTTATGGCCGAGCAATGCTTTGCGATCCTCCTCAGTCACGCCTGCTGCACGCAGCCTTCTGCCAAAGGTGTGCTTCAGGTCGTGAATGCGGATCCGGGCGAAACCATCATGTGCCGGCCGCAAATACTTCTCCTGCCATTTCTTCGCCGCCCTGACCCTAGCCTTCTTCCAGGCTGAGTCATTCATGCGGTGAACCATTGTTTCGTCCCCATCGCCGTCTGGCTTGCCGAAAGGGAAGACGTACAGCTTGTGCTGGCCTCGCTGCTTCTCAATGACCGACTTGGCCACCGTGTTGAGAATCACCAGGCGCTCGTCCCGGTTCTTTACGCCAGATCGTGCACTTCGTCCGCCGAACCCGGCCGGAATCAAAAAAACCGTGGTATCCAGTTCCGGTACCGCGATTTCCCAATCCCACTGAAGCTTGCAAACCTCCTGCTCCCGACACCCCGTATTGACCTTGAACATGGCCATGGTCTGCAGGTGTGGCGGCAGTTCTGCGAACAAGATCGACTGCTCTTCCCAAGAAAGTGGGTAGGGCTTGCGGCAGTTCGTCTTCTCATCCAGGAGCGAGATCATCGGCACAACATCAAGCCATGGTCTGCGCTCATCATCACGCCACTTGCGCGCACATAGATTGAGAACCCTGATTGCCCGTTGAAGGGCAATATTGACCGTGCGATTCGTTACAGGCTTGCCCTCGGCAGGGTGCAGTTTGGAATGAATGTACGGTGCCAGGGAGTCGTCATCGATGTGCGTGATCGGCATGTCCCCAATGAACGGATCAAGCTGAGCCATATAGGTTGCAGATATATGGATTGACGCCTGATCCTTCACCTCCAGCAAGAAGCGGGTAGCCGCCTCTCGCCAGGTCCTGACCTTTTTGACACCGTAGACCTTTTCCTGTCGAAGCTTTTCCAGCAAGTGGATCAGGTACTGCTCGGCTTCTTGGCGGTCACAAGTGCCAGTACTCTCTTGAATTCGTTCTCCTCTGTACTTTTTGTCGATTTTCCAGATGCCGCTCGGCATTTTCTGGAGGCCGGTGATTGCTTTTTGGGCCATGGCGTAGCTCCGTTATCTTTGCCTTGGCGCTCGCTGCGAGGCCGATTGTTGTCCTGATTGACTGCTTTTTCAATCAGCCTGCTTGCGATGTACGCATCTATCCACTCGTCCAGCTCGATCCGGTCAAAGCCGACACCCTGGGTGCCGATGCGGAATTCCCGGACGTGGGGCCTGACTGTTTTGTCGAATTCGCCGCGGCACATCCCGAGATAGCCCGGTGCTTCGCCGGCACGAAGAATGCGCGGCAGGTGCTGTCCGACCTTTGCGGCTGTTGCGTTTGCCATGGTGAAATACTCCAAACCGCCGCGCTGGGCGGCATAGGGCGGGTTACGGGCGGTGAGGGTTATGCAGAACGGCGTCGGCTTTCTTTCTGGCGTTCTACATCGATCTGCTCATAGAGGGCATCGACCCTTTTGCCTTTCCGGTAGAGGGCCTGAGATCGTTTAATGTGATCTTGCACTGCCTTGCCATAGGGCTGCATCAGCTCAAGAAGCCGCAATTTCTCTTCAGGGTCTTTCGATTCATTGAACCTGGCGGCCAGCCGATCGCGCTCCTTGAAGTCCACCGCATCGAACGCCCGACTTTCTTTCTGCATTTCCTCAAGCACTTCGGCCGATTGCCTTTACCAGCGGATGTACAGAACATCGCTTAGTTTGGGCTGGTAGAAATGCTGGCTCCTGATCCAGGCCACCAGGTCATCCTTTGTCATCTCATCAAGAACATCTTTCATGGCTTGCTTGCTCATCAGTAGTCACCCCAGCCCAAGCCCTGAATGTATTCGTTCGGAATGGTAACGGCCTCGGCCGGCACCGTGCTTTCGACTTCAAGGTTGCCGAAATACTCAATAGCTGCCTTGGCGCGCTCCATCGAGAGCTGTGCATGACGCATCTGCCAGGACTTGCGCGCCTTGTACGAGCGCAATGCCAGCGCCTTGTCGGTGTAGGCAAAATGCCTGCCCCAGTTTCCGCCTTCTTTCAGGACGCGCTTACGGCGCTTCTTTACCGTCTCGGCGGTCCAGGTGTATTGCGGGCCGGTGGCCAGATCGCAAGTGTGTTTGTCGCCGATGTAGAAGCATTGCGCTGTTTCGCCGATCACCTGGTACGTGATGCAGTGCACCTCAAGCCCATCAGGGCCAATGGTGTCTATGTAGCGGAAGTGGTCCGGCCAGGCTTTCTTCTTTTCTTCAGGCATGACTTCGTCCTTGCCGCTGTAGCGGCTGACTTTGAGCTGTGGGAGGGGTTACTGCGGTTTTTTGAGGTGGGCTACTTCGTCGGGTGCTTTAGTCCAGTCCTCGGCTCACTTATTTGTGGTCACAGGGATACCTATAGGTCTATATTTTGCGATCGCATGGAATAGTTGGAGTTATTTATGGCTGAGCGAAATCAGTACGGACTTGGTCGGTACGTGCCGCAGGATGTAAAACGGGAAATTCGTAGCAGGTGCGGTTTTGGCTGTGTTATTTGCGGCTTGGCTTATTATGACTATGAGCACTTCGATCCTGATTTTAAGGATGCAAAAGAGCACGATGCCAAAGGGATGACCCTCTTGTGCATGCAATGCAATCAGAAACGAGCTAGAGGTACACTCTCAGCGGCCACTGTCGCGAGGGCAAACTTGAATCCAAAATGTAAACAGACGGGTTTTGCTTCGGAGCTTTTCGACTTTGGCCCCGAGCCAGTAGAGGTGAATTTTGCGGGTGTATCGTTCATTGATTGCGGAGTTTTAATTCAAGTTTGTGACGTAAATCTCTTATCTTTCAAACCTCCATCAGAACCTGGCGGCCCCGTTCTTCTTTCCGGTCTTCTTGCAGATTCGACTGGCGCCACAACACTGAAAATCGTCGATAACGAGTGGTATGCCGGAGATGAGAACTGGGATGTTGAGGTAGTAGGTCCTCAAATAACAATCCGCAGAGGATTAGGCGATATTGCTTTGCAAATAAGGGTTTCGCCACCGCATGCAATAGCTATCGAAAAAATAGATATGCAGTTTGAGGGCTATTTTTTGGAGGGCGACGAAAAAGCGCTGCGCATCTCTAGTGACGGGAGAAACTGGTCGACGTTTAGTGCTGTCAGCATCCGTAGCTGCGGAGTCGGTATCTCCTTAAACTGAAAGCTTTGTGTTCTTACGCCCAACGCTGGCGAGCTCATTTTCTCAAGAGGCCTTGGTCAGCTCGCTGTTGACGGCGTGCCCGCGTTTGAGCACGCTCCGACCCAATGCTGGCCGGTCTTTCTCGCTGTGGCTGGCCTGGTTGAGCAGACCGAAGTAACTGCTGGCTGTTTCGCAAAAATCTTCTGCGGGTGATTATGCTGCAACCGCCTGACGCTTGATCGCTCGCCACGGGTCGTTCGCCTGGGCAAGTGCAGCCATCGGCGGTGGGCTTACGCTATTCCCGCACATATGTACCTGCTGGGTTTTGGTGAACGGCTTGCCGTCGGCACCGTGACTGATGATGTAGTCGCCGGGGAAACCCTGAGCCTTGTACAACTCGGCTGGCTGCAGCATCCGCAGGCAGATATCAACGATCACATACGGCGTGCCTTTGATTGTCACCGTGACGAGTGCCAGACGGTCGCGGGTGGTAATGGTCGGCGCCGGCTCGTTGGCGTCGCTGACATTCTCCGTGCCGTAGTAGCTGATCAGGAAAGCCGCTACCCGTAGCGCACCGGCTTCAACCTCTGGTGAGAGCTGTAGCTCGACCAGTGAGCTCTTACCGCCACCGCCGGCGGTGATTGTGGGTGCTGGCTCGTCCAGGCCCTGGCCAACACTTGCGCCGAACTGACGCTCAAGGAATGCCGTCATCAGCCCGTGATGGGTGCCGCCTGCGCTGATGGTGTGCAGTGGGTCGTTCAAGTCCCGGGCATCGCAGTTGCCGCGCAAGTGCACCAGGTTTGCGGTGACCAGCTGTTGCTGGCTGCCGGTGTTGGTCACGGTGGTCATCGGATCGGTGATGCTTTTTGCGGCAGTTGTGTTGAAGCCGCCGTTCATCTGGGCCATGAACACAGTAGCGATGGACTGACCGCCGCCGCTGGCTGTAACCGTGCCTAACGGGCCGCAGATATCGTTCACCCCGTGACTACGGCGTTTACTTTCTCCAGATCCTTCTCCGTGGCCTGCCTGAACAATGCATGCCGATGCAATCGCACGATGATTTTGCGTCATCAGGGTGCCAACTGGCTGCTCGACGGCCACCGGCTTCCCAGAGTACGCAGGGCCACCAGTACCCACCATTACAGGGCTAATTAACGTCAATTCGCCACGATTCGCGCAAGTGATTGTCGGTAGCGGGGCGCCTGGGTCATTTATCCGGTCGCTGCCCTGGTGAGTGGCCGGCGCAATGATCGGGCTGGCCATTGCAAACGATCCACCGCGAGGCCATGAGGTCACGGTGCGCAGTGGCTTATCCGCAGACTGCACGCTTTCCCCGGACCAGTTCGCGATTGGTACGATAAAAGGGTTTGCGGCCTCGAGCACGAACTTGCGCATACCCTTGGCAACACGGCGCAGAGTGGCCGGGGCCAGATCCTTTTTACGGCCAAAGATGCTTTTGCTTGGGATGGTCCAGTCAATGCACTCGGCGGCGGTATGCCACTTCTGCTGGCCCTTGGCGGGGTTCTTGGCGTGCGTTGGTTCGGGCCACACGATGGGCTGGCCATCGCAGCGGGCAATCATGAACAGGCGTTCCCGGCTGGTCGGTGCCCCGAAGTCGCAAGCCTTGATGACGCGCCATTCGACGGCATAGCCCAGGCGCTGCAACTCAGCGACAAACACAGCCCAGGTCTGGCCGCGACGTTTCGGGTCCGGTACCAGGAATTGCTCACTGACCGGCACCACTTCACCTGGCTGAGCAATAACGCCACCGAGCTTAATGACGCGCCCGGTCGATTTGCAGCGTTTGGCTACCAGCGGGCCCCATTGCAGGATCTGTTTCACGTTCTCCAGGCTGATTACCCGGGGTTGCTTCATGCCAGCCCACTTAAGGCCGATCCACGACAGGTTACGAATCTCGCGCTTGCGGGGCTGCCCACCAGCCGCCTGGCTGTGGTGAGTGCAGTCTGGCGACATGTGGAACCAACCCACGGCCCGGCCACCGCATTCGGTGTTAGGGTCGCCATCAAACACATCGGTGGTGAAGTGTTTAGCGTGCGGGTGGTTGACCGTGTGCATGCTGATCGCCGCGGGGCTATGGTTTTTTGCAACTGTTACAGCACGACCAAGGCCCATCTCCAGCCCGGTACCGGCACCGCCACCACCGCAGAAGAAGTCCACGACGATCTCATCGTCCTGCTGGTTGAAGCCAAGGCCGTACTGGGTTTTGAAATCGAAGGGGTGTTTCTTCTGTTGTGCGGACATAGGGGATCCTCGCCGGCTGGCGTGATTCGTTGAAGTGGGGTATTTGTGTTCGGCCCGGCATGGGGCCGGAGTAGCCCTTGATCAGGATGGAATTTGAAAGATGCTCAAAATATTTGTCGCACCCCTGGTATTACTTTTCTCGGCATCATGCATTGCGGCCCTAAAGCAAACAGCTCCGGAGTCAGTTTGTGTATTTCTGAGGGATTTAGATCTGAATGGGCGAAAGTGGACTGACTATGGTGACGGTACAGCTGGGTGCGCAAGCGACTACAAAGACATTGGGAGTGGCTCTCCGATGGCTAACAATCTTGCATTTTATGCGACAGGCAGTGATTCAACTGTCGATCAGGTAAAGCTGGTTCTCAACTTCCATCAGGTGAAGTCTGCGGGCATGTCGATTAGCGCATTGGGTAAGGCATCGGAAAAACTCTCCCTCAAAGCCCTCGGAGCCCCACTCCCGAACAGCATTAAAAAAGCCATCGTTCTCGGCAAGCCCTTAACCGCTGCGGCAGGCACAGGAACAATTGAGGTGGTTCGGGATAATTGGCCTACAGGCAAAGGCTATGAGGTTCAGGTAATCATGAAGTGAAATCGACTCAATGGCGCCGCCCTCTGTGACCAGTGGTGGCAATTTGATTTCGGCTGGGGTATTACAAGTGACCGGCATGGAGCCGGATCAGGGAGTGAAAATGAAGCTTGGTTTTGAAGAGTTTGGTGGCGTTAAATATTGGCTTTCAGCCACTCAGGATGGTGATAAACCCTGGTGCGGAGAGGCAAACGTTCGCATTAAAGATGGTAATGATTACGGACAGAAAACTATCATCGCCCCGGAAACTTTCCGTAGCGGTGAGGAGGCAATGGATGGTGCGAGACAGATGCTGCAGGCACTTTGCTTGAGCGGCGCTCTTCGCAACATCCTGCCTCATGCATACGAAGTGATCGAAACCGAGAATACTTCCAAGGCGCCCTTCTAATAGCTGCTACCCAGCCGCACGTTTGAGTTGATCGACGAGCTGGGTTGGCAGTCCACGCAACATCAGCGTTCCTGCCTCCTTGTCGAACTCGATCTTGGAGCCAAGTAGGTGCTGCTCAAAGCTGATCGACAGCCCTTCAGCTCGCCCTGTGAAACGCCGGAACTGGTTCAGGGTGCGCTTATCGGCTGGAATCTCCGGCGAAAGGCCGTAGTCCTTATTGCGAATGAAGTCGTAGAAGGCTTTCGGCCGCTCTTCGTCAATCAATTCCGACAGTTCGTCGAGGGTAATTGGTTCGCCAATCTTGCCCTGGGCCATTGAGTAGCTGACCAGCGCCTGAGTCTTTTCGCGGGCGCTGTTTTCGTGCAAATCCTCAGCAGTTACAAAGTCGCTGAACGCCTTGAGCAGCGTGCGTGTTTCGCTCGGCCCGTCGACACCCTCCTGGCAACCGATGAAGTCGCGGAAGTACTCGTTGGTCCTGCGGCCCTGCTTGCCCTTGAGGTACGAGATGTACTGCTTCGACTGCGGGTTGTTCTTCCACTCGCTGAGGTTGATGCGGGCAGCCAGGCGGATATGGTCTAGGTCCAGGCGCTTGACCGTCATCAGGTACAGTTCTTCGGTCATGGTCACCGCTTCGGTTTCCTGCACCAGGGCAATGACCAAGTAATCGGTCAGCCTTTGCTGGTAATGGCAGAAGAGGGCGTGTCCGTCGGTGGTCAGGTTCGATTCCTCCATCAGCTTCGTCAGGTGTTCGACGGCGGTGACGCTGAAGCCGAAAAAGTCGGAGCCTCCGTCCAAGTACTTGGCGAGCCAGCCGCTGAGAGGATGAGTGCCAGACTCATGGTGAAAGAAACCCCAGGCCTTGCCGGTGGCGGCGTTGTAGCTTTCGTTGAATTGCTGCATCAGGTCCTCGCGGGCCTGACTCTCGACCTGTTCGGCGCCGCCGAGGTGAAGAACGGCCGGGCTGCCGTCGGGCTTCTTGTCGATCTTGTGGATTGCGCTGTGGCGAATGGGCATTGCAGTTACCTCAGGTTGGCGCCGGCCTCCGAGGCCGGTGGTGGCAATTTGGTTTTGGTTGAGGTATTACGGGGGTTAACAAACATTGACGCTCTCATACAGAGCCGCGGGATAGAAATGAGTTGGTTTGATCTTGATATCGATGGGTTCAAGTACCTGAATGATTTTGCGGCCCCTGACACACAAGCAATAGTGGTTCACGCCAAGCTCGATGAGGCGAGCAAGTTAACCGTCGAGACGACTACCGACTGGGCCATAGTTCTGATTGGGGTAGGGTCATTGCTCTCAACATTAGTTATGGGAATTTTTACGTATCGAGCACAAAAACAACAAATAATTGCAAACTCTGAGGGGTTGAAAAATCAGGTAAGAGCAAACGCTGCGAGTCTCAGAAATGTCTGGATGGAACAGCTGAGGGCCGTATCATCCGAGTTTTTGCAGTGTGTCACGTTGGTGAATGCGGGTCTCTCAGAGGAAATCAGAAGTCAGGAGGATGCCGCTTCTTTAAATGAAAAGAAGCATCAAGCTCTACTACTTCAAATCCGCATGAAGCTTTACGTAGGGACGACTTCCCCTTTAGCAAAAAAAATTGTCAAAACATCTGAGCGGATACTTGAGTCTTTAGGCCAAAAGGTGATTGATCCAAACTATGATGATAATATTCCGTATCACCTGACAGTTTTGGAGGAGTTGTTAGTGGCACAGATTGAACAAGCCTGGAGCCAAGCTAAAGCTGATCTCGGTCTGATTCGCTCTGAGTAAGAGACTAGTAAACTGATGTCAATCATCTGCGCATATCCGAAGCGCCTCGCTTCTGTACGCCAGCTCTAACATCCGCGACAAGTTTTCGCTGATCGTTATTTCGTGTCGTGGCGTAGCTAGCAGAGGGGCGGACTCTTGAGGCCCTAACGCATGAAGATGATGAATCATCAGCGTCATGGCCTCGCCCTGTTCCTCGATGCCGTGCCAGGCCATCAACTCAGCCAGCGCTTGCCGGGTGCCGGCCATGGCATGCATCCGCAGCTCTTCCTCGCCGCGGGCCTTTCGCCTCGCCGCAGTCTTTGCTGATCGTTCTTTCTGCTGGGCAGCCATGGCCTACCTCTTCAATTCCGTTGGCCGGCAGTGCCAGCCATGTTTGACGTTTGCGTTGCTGGACTCGATTGATACGGCGTATTAGGCACCGTTTAGGTGGTGATGAGGCGCGAAAGGTATGTCGTCATCGAAGCTGTCGTAGTCCGGGCCAATCGTGCCTTGCTGGCTTTGCTGCGGGGCTTGCTGCTGAGGCCGCTGCTGTTGGCGTGGTTGCTGGGCTTGCTGTTGTTGCTGAACTCCCAGTGGTGGAGAGCCTGCAAACTTGATGGCAATCACTTTTCCGGTCAGCTTGTTGCCCGGCGTGCCATCGCCTCGCTTGAACTCTTCAATGTGCGCGTCATCAATGGTGAAGTGCATGAGCTGGCCACGCACCAGGTACGGTGCCATCGCTTCGGCCTGTTTGCCAAAAATTACAGCTTCGACCCACTGGGTAGGCTTTTTGCCATCCTGACCCTTGCGGCCGTAATCGCAGGCCAAGGTCAGGGCGACAACAGCAGTAGGGTTTTGGCCCGTGGTGTAGCGAAGTTCAGCGTCCCGGCCAATCCGGCCGATATCGGTAAGTTGTGGCATGTGGGCTCCGGTTTAAGCTGCAATCCCGAGCACTTTATTCATGCGCTCATCAAGGATTTCGTAGAAGATTTTGACGCGCTCGGACAGCTTTCGGATCATGGCTTCGTCACGATAGGCGCGCTTGATGAATAGCGGCATTCCAGGCCAGTAGCTGACGAAATCGATCCATTCACGCTCCGACACCCACAAGCCGCCTTGGCATTGGGCGATGTGGTCTTTTGGTATTTCGTTACCCAGAATCACGCCGACCTGAAACTTCGGCAGCTTGGTTTTGATCTCGCAGAGGCCGTTGGCGCCGATAAGGGAATCAGGCGAATAACCGATGCCATGGTTGAGGATGATGCCCACCTGCTGTGTGGTTGCCCCGGTTTGTGCTTCAAAAAGCTGGCGACCGGTACCTTCCAGTTCGTGGCCACGCTCGGTATGGCGGTTACCCATAAATGGGTCCGCGGCTTCACCGGTGATGCGCTCACCGATTAGCGTATCCATGTAGGTGAATGCGCCTGCACCCAGACCAGCTTCACCCTTGCCATTGACCAGTAGGGAGTCCAGTTCGGAGCAGGTGACGATGCCCAAGCGCAGCGCTAACCACTCAGGAGTTCCTTGTTCCACATCGCTGATGATCTTCATTTGTTGTCAGTCTCCGGGGTTGCAGCATTGGTTGCGGCGGATTTGGTGAGCATGGCCAGTACCTGGTCGAACGATGTTTTTTCAACTGCAGTAGGTTTGCCGTGAATGCCTGCAAACGCGGCCTTTGCTTTATCGCTGCACTTTTCCAACAGCATGGCGATCTGTGCCGCTTGAGCAGAAGTTACGCGCGGCGTTACCTGCGCGGCAGGTCCGTTGCCATCGTCGTCCTCGCCCGTAGTGGTTATGTTCAACAGCAAGCCTGCGGTGTAGCGCTTGCCGTAGCTGACGCTGGAGGCAACAGCCTGAACGCCGTTCTTGCTGCCAGAGGTGTCTACGGGTAACACGATTGAAGTCACCTCTCGGTGCCCGGCGCGATGACTGAGCACGCCTTCGACCTCGATGCCGCGCTCATTGCGGGGGGTGCGAAAGGTGAGGGCGAAGCCGTATTTAGCCATCACCGGCTTGATCATTTCGTTGATGTCTTCCCAAAGCGCGTAGGTGCTCTGGATGCGTCCGCTCTTATCCTTGATGCCACCACGCTCACCAATCACCGGCATTTCTTCCTGCATTTGGGCCAGCGCATCGTCGTACTGCTGTTTGGCCTGCTGCGCTTGGAAGCGTTCATGCATCGCCATCAGGCGTTCCATCTTGTCGATGTCAGCGTCCGGACTCACGGCCACCTGCTGGATGATCGCCATGATCGTGGCTGACTCACTTTGTACGGCCGGCAAGCGTTCGACCTTGTCTTTCACTGCAAGATTGCTCATGGCGACCTCAGTACGAAATTGAAATGGCAGGGATCTTGCGCTGGGCTATCAGGGTGATCGCCTGCTTTGCGCATTCTTCGGTCATGCCGCCGGTGATGAAGGCTTCTAAGGCGGCGCGATTAATCTTTGCCTGGTGAGCTTTGTTGGCTTCCCGAGCTGCAGCTTGGCGGCGCTCTTCGTCAGCTACCGCGTGCTGTCTGGCGATCTCGTCCTTGCGGGCCTGCTCGACGGCTGCTTTCTGCCTGTCGATGCCCGCCAGTCGTTCGCGCTCTGCGTTTTGCTCTGCTTCGATGCGTTCGCGCTTTGCCTGCTCGGCTCGGCGCTCGGCTTGTTCCGTCTGGAGTCTTAGACCCTGTTCGCGCTTCTCGGCGGCTGCTTGCTCGTCTTGAACGCGCCTGGCCTCTGCTTCACGCTCGCGCTGAGCTTTGGCCTCAGCTTCTCGAGTGGCTAGTTCGACGGCTTCACGGGCGATCCGCTCATCACGATCCTTCTTGTCGCGGACTTCCTTTTCTTCTCGCAGTCGCAACAGCTCGGCCTGCTCAGCTTCGTACTGCGTGCGTTCAGCTAGCAGGGAGCGCAGTTTCACCAACGTCTGATCCTTCGCCTGGGCGGCCTCGGCAAGGAACTCTTCCCATCTGTCATCCATAGGCACCAGCTCTAGGGCTGCAATGGCCTGGGTAACCGCGGACGCTGTAGGCGTACCCTCGAAAATTAGTGTGTCCTTGATGTCCTGGATACCATCGACGTGCTTGTCGGTTCTGGCCAGTTCTGCCTGTTCCCAGTCTGTCAGAGGCTTGCGGGTGGCATCGCGCAGGGCGTCCATTTTGGTGACGAACTCGCGCAACTCGGCCTCGACGACCTTGGGCATTTCTTTGAGGCGCTTCAGGTAATCACGGCCGGGTGTTTCGACTGCCTTCTTGGATTTGCTAACTGTCGCAGCCAGAGAAGCAATGCGCTCGCGGCCCTTGCGGGTGGTCAGGTCGGGAACCTCGGCGGCGACTTCGGCCTTCACCGCGTCGAAAAACTGGTCCAGGCCCCCGGCGACGTAAATGGCTGGTGCGTTGTCGGCGCTGATGTCGTCGATGGTGATGAGTTTCTGTTCTGCAGACATGGGGAATCCTTGCAGCGATGCACGCAGCGTTCAAATGGGGAAGGTTTACTGGGTGAGGCTGTCGACGAAAGCGCTAAGCAGCATCAGGGCCATTGGAATGGCGATGGCAGGGAATGAGCCCCGCCAGAGCGCGAGACGGCGCTGGCGTTGGCGATTGGTCACGCAGCGTCCTCTCGATGTTCAAGCCGATCCGCTGCTGCATCTGCTGCCAGCTCTTCAGCGCGGGCTTGACCATACTCGTTAGCCCAAGGCCGAATCAGAGCCTCTGCCACGTCGTGCAGCGCTGTTGGGTGATGTTTGGCCTTGGGCGCACCCAGCGCACAGCAAGCCAACTCGTAGGCCTTGCCGTGAACGCGACGCCCACCCGCAACAATCTCGCAAATCATCTGCTCGATCGGGTATTCGCGGTTGTCGGTCAGCAGCGGAGCGATTTGCTCCTGAGCACCCAGGTGTTCGGCCAGCGCCTCGTACAGCGACAGCGGAGTGACCAGGGCAACCGACTTGCCGAAAGGGCGCGGCGCCGTAACGTTATCGCCGCAGATCAGGCTGTTGGTTGCATCGTGAAGCCAGTCAGGGCCCTCTACGGTATCTAGAAAATCAGGCATGGCAGCTACTCCTGCTCAAGTTTGCGTGCGAAGGCGCAGGCTTCGTTATGGTTTCGGCGGAACCCCATTACCTTGCCGGTATGGCTATCCACTACATGGAAGAAGTCACGACCGGCAGGTCTCACGATCATCTGAAAGGCGACTACAGGTTCTGGCCGACCAATCAGGCGGTAGAACTCTGCGGTGGCGAGCAAGGAGCGCTGGTGTAGGCCATCAACGATGTCGCGGCGGGATTGAATGCTTGGGTGCATGTTCGCCTCCAGGGCGTGAACCGCATTAGCCAGATGCCAGGCACGGGTGACCAAACCCAGCCAACGAGACTGGCCTGGTATCTGCTAATGCGGTCTTTATGGTTTATAGGGGGTTGCAGGCGCCGGAACTGCCCGGCATGTATCTGGACTGGCCCGCTCAGGGTCCCGGATTCGCCTGCGTTGATGCGATCTGCATCGGTAGAGCTTCTGTCGCTTTCTCTTGCTGCTCAGTTGCGGCTTCCGGTTGCCACCCCGGTTATGTTTGCTTGGGCATGCAGAGGACATCGCGCAGAAGCTCTCCGATACAGCCTCACGCGAGGGATCGGGCAGTTAACGACAGGCTGTCGTGGCGCTGGTTGTTCGTTGCTGCTCAAGCAGCGCTATAAGTCACACGCTCCGCCTGAATTCGCTTCCAAATCTCTTCCCGGTGAACCGCAACATCTTCCGGCGCGACGATTCCGATCTTCACTTGCTGCCCGCTAACGCACAGCACCTGGATGCTGATGTCGTCGTTGATGCGGATGGTTTCGCCTACGCGGCGGGTGAGTATCAACATGGTGCTTCTCCTTGTTTGATTTCCCGTTTGGCCCTGTCGCCAAGGCCAGCCAGTGAAATCCATCAGCCTTCACAGCTCATTTGGTGATGGCTTGCATGCTCTTCGCTGCAGAACGGCAAGCTCTGCTGGCGAACGTATTGTTTCCGGCGAACAGAGCAGTAGGAGCGGTCGATGATGTTTCGGTAGATGACTGGTTCTGCGGGCTTACCGCATCGAGTGCACTTCGTTGTTGCGGCTGCTTCGGCCATTGCGTATCTCCCGGTTGTTTTCCCAATGCACCCGGCTACCCAGGTGCATCAGTGAAAAATTCCGTTCTCTTGCACAGGTCAACGTTCGCTTTCACGTCAACTCCCTTCAGACCTCCGGCCGTCAAGTAGTCACGCGCTTCTCCAGCGCACCCTCCGAATGAGGTCTCCTGTGCCCAGCGCCGACATAAGGTCGAATCGCTGCCTACCGTTACGCGGTAGGTCTGCTGGCTATGCATCGGCCAGCTCGGCGTCCATCAGGTTGTTAAAGAGCGGGTCGCTGCGGTGTGTTGCTGCGATGGGTTAAAGTTACCTCATGGTAATAATTAAGGTCAATACCGTTTGGTAATTAATTTTCTGCGAGCACAAAAAAGCCCGCTCAGTGGCGGGCTTCTGGATCCAAGTCGACAGGAGTTAAGGTTTTCGGATTTCCTCGATGTTTCCGTGCACACCATTTTCAGTGAGCTGCCTCAATACTGCGCCCGCTTCAGCTTTGGAGGGATATGGGCCGAACCTGAAAAATGAATCAGTAGCAAGCAAGGATGGCAGCTTTAGGAACTCTGCCGTGGTTGCTGCTCGCTCTCGGTCTGACTCTTTTCTACATGGAATAGTTAGGGCCCAAGTTTGCTGAGTGAGATCCTGAGTCGCCTCAGCGACCCTATCAGTAAGCGGTGGAATAGCTACAGCCTCAACATCTGCACCACAGTGTTTGCACTTTATAGCTGCATTCTTAATCGTCTCAGCGCAAAGAGGGCAGGGGCGCGTATCGATTTCAGAAGATACTTGAGTGTTTGTGACTGCGGCCCTTTCACCAAAGATCAGCATAAGTAGGCCGGCTAACGCAATCATGCCCCCGACAATTGCATGCACCTGGCGATCAGCCATAAGCCCGAGGTTATTGACCCTTCCCATGCCGCTGGAGACCGATACATCCATATTCAGGGCAAATATCATCCAGCAGATACCCACTATCAGAATGAAAATCCCGAAGCCTTTCATTGTGCTGCTCCTTAAATTGATGCCGAACTCTACCATCCGTGACGTACAGCCACCATTGGGCAACAGACTGGGCAGTGCGAGGGAGGGGGAAGCTTCTCTTCTAAGAAATAATGATGGCCTAGAGACATCATTTCTATACAATCGCCTCCGAACTGTGATGTATGCGTTTGCCAACGAAGGCAATCCATAAAATAAATAGGAAGTATTTGATGTTCGTTCGCAAAACTCTGGGCGCAGTAATGGCTGCTGCTTTGGTAGTAACCTCTGGTTGCGCCAGCATTCTTGGCGACAGCCGCTACCCAGTTGAGGTGTCGAGTGCTCCGGCTGGCGCAAGTTTTGAAGTGACAGATAAGGACGGAAAAGTAGTCCACTCTGGCAATACACCCAGCACCGTGACGCTAAAGTCAGGCCGAGGATATTTCAAAGGGCAGACGTATACACTGCGATTTAAGAAAGACGGATACCCGGATAAGGCCGTAACCGTGGACTCAAGCCTGAGTGGCTGGTACTGGGGTAATATTGTGTTTGGTGGGCTGATTGGCATGCTTATCGTAGATCCAGCTACAGGTGCTATGTACAAACTGCCTGAGGGTGTATCGGCTGACATGGGCACGCCAGTTGCGCAGAGCAATCAGGCCTCTGATCTGAAGATCGTTATGGTCGAAGCGCTGTCTGCCGAGTCGCGCGCTCAAATGATTAAAATTAACTGATTCGCCACCCTGGCAGGGCCGGTCCCTTGCAGTAGCACTCATGCCCAAGAGATGCATAAAAAAGCCCGCATATGCGGGCTTGAAGTATTCGTGAAGCTTGGTTGCCTGAATCAAATATCGGCGCCAACCCGGCGCTCAGGAGCGGGACCAAATCCCTTTGGCTGAAGTCATTGTGCTTGGAGAGTGTTACCAAAACGTGACGAGCTCAGTCTTCCGGGTCAGTCTCATTCTCTGGCGTCCACCTGGCTATTAAGTCGACCAGCAGCTCGGCAATGGCGTCGCTGTTGTCTGACAGCGTCTCAAGGTGTTCGTTGATTCGATGCGATGTCTCTGCGGAGCCTCGCTGATCGATCCAGAGTCCTATTTCTTCGATAGCTGAGCCCAGGGCGTTGATATTTTGATTCAAACGGCTGAGCAGGGCAGGGGTTGGATCATCAGGAAGGGCTGCCATGGTGTCTCCTCTGGTTGATGAGGAAAGCGTAGCAGAGTATCCGTCCGGCCAAGTCATCTACCCAGCCCCGCAAAGCCAAGACATGGTGTGCACTTAAATTTAAGTGGGCACCAGTTCTAGCCTTTTAAGCGGGTATTTCATGCAGCCACAACGTCGTTCCTACTCCAAGTCCTTCAAAGCCCAGGTCATTCAAGAGTGTGCCCAGCCCGGCGCTTCGATTGCCAGCATCGCCCTCAGCCATAGCCTCAACGCAAACCTCGTCCACAAATGGATTCGGGTGCAAGCGCAGAAAAACACAGCGCTGCAACCTGCATTTATCCCGTTACCCATACAACAACTGGCCGGAGCTAATTCGCAAGCAGCATCATCGAGTATCTGCGTTGAAATCCAGTACCCGCGCGGCACCGTAAAATTGAACTGGCCAACCGAAAGTGCTGCTGCCTGCGCGACCTTTCTTCGAGACCTGCTGCGATGATCCGCATTGACTCCATCTGGCTCGCCACCGAGCCGATGGACATGCGCGCTGGCACCGAGACTGCGTTGGCCAGAGTGATCGCGGTGTTCGGTGCGGCGAAGCCGCACTGTGCTTATCTCTTTGCCAACCGCCGCGCCACTCGAATGAAAGTTCTGGTGCATGACGGATTCGGGATCTGGCTGGCTGCTCGCCGGTTGAATCAAGGCAAGTTCCACTGGCCAGGCATTCGCCATGGATCTGAAATGCAGTTAGATATCGAACAACTTCAAGCCCTGGTGTTAGGCCTGCCATGGCAACGCGCGGGCTCCAGCGGCGCGATCACACGGCTTTAACGTCTGCCATTAGCCTATCGGTCTATCGCCGCGAATTGCCTGGTCTGGCAAAATCGGCACCATGACTCTCCCCAATCTCGACCACCTAAATCCAGAACAACTGCGCGCTTTGGCGGCGCAGTTGATACAGCGTGTCGAGACGCTTGACCAGCAAGTCGAGACGATGGGCAGAACGGTCGAGACCATGGGCCAGAAGATCAACCGCGACCAAACGGTTATCGAAAAACTGACCCACGAGATCGCCCAACTCAAGCGTTTGAAGTTTGCCAAGCGCAGCGAGCAGTTGAATCCGCAGCAGACCAGCTTGCTCGATGATCTGATCGATACCGATATCGCGGCGATTGAAGCAGAGCTTCAGGCCTTGCAAACAGTGCCTGCGGCAACCGAGAACAAGCACAAGCCCAAGCGCACTGCATTACCGGCTGAGTTTCCACGCACACTGATCCATCACGAACCGGACCACACTCACTGTCCATGTGGCTGCGCCCTCAAGCGCATCGGCGAGGACGTCAGCGAGAAGCTGGACTATACGCCCGGCGTATTTACCGTTGAACGCCATGTGCGTGGCAAATGGGTCTGCGATGACTGCGAAACGCTGATCCAGGCCCCCGTTCCGGCGCAGGTTATTGATAAGGGCATCCCAACCGCTGGGCTGCTGGCCCACGTCATGATTGCCAAGTTTGCTGACCACCTGCCGCTTTACCGTCAGGAATCGATTTTTGGTCGAGCGGGCCTGGCGATTCCACGCTCAACCTTGGCTCAATGGGTTGGCGTGACTGGGGTTCAATTGCAGCCGCTGGTCGATGCGCTACGCGACGTGGTACTCGGGCAGCAGGTTATTCATGCCGATGAAACACCCGTGCAAATGCTCATGCCGGGAACGAAGAAGACTCACCGTTCCTATGTTTGGGCCTACGCCACCAGCCAGTTCTCGGATGTGGCAGCGGTGGTTTATGACTTCAGCCCTAGCCGTGCCGGTGAACATGCTCGCAACTTCCTGCAAGACTGGAAGGGCAAGCTGGTCTGTGATGATTTTGGCGGTTACAAAGCCAGTTTCGAACTCGGTGTGACCGAGGTCGGCTGCATGGCCCATGCTCGGCGCAAATTCTTCGAGCTGCACGCTACGAATAAAAGCACGCTCGCTGAGCAAGCCTTGCGCTATATCCAGTTGCTGTACGAAATCGAGAGCGAAGCCCGCGATCTGGAGCCGGATTTACGGCGCCGAATACGGCAAGAAAAAACCGTCCCGGTAATGGACATGCTACATGCCTGGATGAGCGCCCAGCGCGATCTTGTGCCCGAAGGCTCAGCCATCAGCAAAGCACTCGATTACAGCCTGAAACGCTGGGCAGCGCTGTCGCGCTACCTCGATGACGGGCTGTACCCATTGATAATAATTGGGCCGAGAACCAGATCCGACCATGGGCTCTTGGACGTAAGAACTGGCTCTTTGCAGGCTCGCTACGCAGCGGAAAACGGGCGGCGGCGATCATGAGTCTGATCCAGTCGGCGCGGCTGAATAGTCATGACCCGTACGCCTACTTGAAGGATGTTCTCACGCGCCTGCCGACGCAGCGGGCGAGTGAAATCGGTCAACTGCTACCTCATAGGTGGGCGCCGGCCTGACTGACTCAAGAAGAGCTGAATACACACTTAGACTTCAGCAAGGGTAGTCCTGAGAAAGCTTAAAGCATCCTTGAAAACCTGATGCCATCTTTCAGAAGGCTCACTCATTAGTGGATGCCAAAAAAATCTGAACTCATGGCCTCCATCATCTTCTGCAAAATGCACCCACGTATTGGGAAGGTCTTGGGCAACATGACACTCATGAAATACCCACGTGTGACCTGTTTCAATGGCACGCCACTCACCCAAATTTCGCCCTACTGCGGATTGAATCCCTGCCTCTTCTATCAGCTCTCGTACGGCAGCCAAGTCGGTTGACTCATCTGGTTCCACACTGCCCTTGACCAGTTGTAGCCCTGCCAATGGATGCTCAAATGCCAAGATCTCCAGCGTTTCACGGACTCGCAGAACCACAGGACAAGATTTATCTGCTCTCATGCCGTCACACCTTTTCCTGTTTCAACTAATCCTTAGGCAAGTCGGGAAGCATAGAGGAAGCAAGCCATCATCGAAACCGAATGACGCGAAGGCCTCGTCAAGGTGTGTTGCCTAGACGCTTACGTAGCAGACACAAAAAAGCCCGCCTGTGGAGGGGCGGGCTAACACCGAGAGGATGGAGCTTCAATCTCGGTGCTTGGAGTCTAGGCGGGGTGCGGATGATTGCAAGGATGGCAGATACAAGAAGCCCGGCGCTGGGCCGGGCTTTAGATTTTCAATTGCTCAAATTTTCCTGGCGCTGTAAATCGCCAGACAACCCTAAAGGCGGCGCCGCCGCTTATACGCTCTGATTGATCAATTATTGAGGGCCACCACTTCACCAAGTTCTGCGCCTTGCTCCAATAGGGCTCTTGCCCCCACTGTTTTGCGAGGCAAAAAATTGGCAATCCGCACTCTCGAAAAGCTTTTCGCTCCGCATCGCCTTTGGTGAACTTGTCTTGCGACACAACCGTCCACCGGCCCTCGTCTTTCAGTTGCGAAATCCAATCAATATCGCTTGCATCTTGTTTGAACTTATCACGAAGTGCCACCACTTGGTGGCCATCCACCTTGCAAAGCTCATGAAGGGCGCGTGCGATTGCGGGTGGCAGATTATTATCAATCAGAAAATTCAAGCAGCAATCCTATGCTCAAAGGTTACCGCCGCATCCACTGCAGCAGCGGGAATTTCAAAAATCATTGAAACGCGCTTTGCATCCTTGCCCTCGGCCAGATACGCATGATAAATCACAGCCGTGTCGACTCCCGTGGAAGACAGTACGGGTTTTCCAAAATTTCGATTTGGATCCAGTACGATGGCCTTGCTGCGTTTGACCGGGTACCAGCGCTGAGCTTTTCCTTCTCCTGTGTAATCGATCCCCTCATAAAGTGAGGGGCCGATTACCTGCTTGAAGGCATACTGTCGCTTTGCAAGGTCGAGAATTGCTTCGTCGCCAGTTTCATCAAAGACCATCGCAAAGATGCTTCTGCCATCGGTTTGGAAGCGCTTGCAGGTGAAGGGGTAGCTTTGATCAAAAATCTCTCTGGCCTGCCTGGAAGCGGAGCGTATCGCCTGAAGGCTTACTCCATGCTTTCGAAAGGCATGCACGAACCTTATCTCTAGCAGATCATGGAAACCCAGTAGGTTTTCCTCTGGCTCTGCCAGCTCTGGCGTCCACAGCCCGGAATGCTGAATGCCATCGGACTTGTAGCCAAACATCCATCTGCGGATATCCTTCGCAGGTATGCCCGTGTACAGGGCTGCCTCTGCCGGCGTATATATCCCCACCCCAATGAGGCGGCTTGGTGTGTCAACTGTTTTCATGTCCCCCTCCCTAGTCCGTGGGTTGCCAAAAATCCATTTTGGGGATGAACGAGGCTTCGTTCAACACATCTTAGACGGGATGCATTTTGAAAGGTCACTTTTAGGCGAGCAATTTGATTTTATGCTTGCTCAGCCTTGCCCCGCACAATCCTCCTGCCTGCGATCTCCACCGCATACCCCACCAACCGATTCTCCCCAGAATGAAACACAGTGCACATTTTAAGCACTGCCTGCGCATCCGCCTCATGCCCAGATTGGCTCAGTCGCTCAGCGATCCTCTTCAGCTCTACGGCTGACCACTTCAGGTCGGAGGCGATACCCTGTAGGTCGCGCTTCAAATCCTGCTCTGGTTTATTGAGCTCCATGAATCCCCCTGAAAGTCGTTACCGCGCCAAATCATCCAGCCTTCACCTCATCCGCTTTGTTCCGCATTCCGCTTAACCCGACCAGACTTCACCTCATCCGCATAACTCACCAGCTTGTCCTCGATCGCCTGGTAGCTCAATGCGATCTTCATCAGTTCGGCGGCGCCTATCTCATCCCCAGCATCGAGCAACCTTTTGGAGATGGTGAATAAATCCACTCCTGACCACTTGAGTAGGGCCGCGGCCTCTTTCAGGTCGCGCTTCAGTTCTTGATTGGGTTTCGTTAGGGGCATAAGGCGATCTCCTGGCTTCAAATGAACAGGGAGAGGATCAGTGGCAGTGTCTAGTGCCAGCTTTTTTATCGTTATGGCATCCCTGCTTATCGGTGCGCCCGCCGTGCGCGATAGCGGATACAGAGGTTATCGCCAGTGCAGCAGCCAGTATCAAGGTAAAGATTTTCATGGCGCACTTCCTGTGGTTATTGAAAAACTACAAATCCCCGCCACGCCAGATGACTCGGCCAAGGATGCGGTGCTCGGCCATTAAAGCCTTCTGGCGTTCCAGGCAAGCAGAACACGGGCGTGAACCACCAGCGACTCAAGTTCCGCGCCTTTGATGTCGTAGGTCGGAAAGGCCTCATTATCTGAAATCATGCGAATCATCTTAGGTAGCCGCTGCAATCGCTTGATGTAGAGCATTCCGTCCAAGGTGAAGGCGTAGACACCATCAACCACAACCTCAGTGATGCCTTTATCGACAATCAACGGGTCTCCGCTTGAAAACGTAGCTCCCATGCTTTCGCCGAAACCTGTAATGACAGCAAGGTTTTCGGCGTGAGTGTAAATAATGCCCTGCTCGCGCAAGTACTCACTCCGAACGGTGATATTTCTCACCGTTTCAACGTATTCCTTGGGCGCCACTTGGCCCGGCCCCATCGATGCTCGCACATCGTATTGAGGGATGCAGATGTCTCCTTGGCGAGGCTTCGCGATATCTGTAGCGGCCTCATTTACCTGCTCTCCCCCTGTTTCCATGGGGGCATCAAGGACATATCTAGCCAACCCAAAGGCTTCTTCTATCTCGCGCGCAAAATCCTCTCCAATCGTCTTGGCGCCGTTTTTCTCTGGCTCAAAAAGACATCTAGATATGAAGTTCTGCGGTTTTTTGAGCTTTTCAGCTAGGCGTGACTGAGCGCCACGAGCGCCTAAGCCGAACTCTTTGTCCATCAGCTTTTTTAAGTTGTGCCTGCGCACATCACGAATATCCATGAGGTGATTCTCTATGGGTCATTACTGATTGGTAAATGACCACTCGGTATTGATTAAATGGTTACCGTGAGGTAATAATTGCGTATCACATAGGAGAACCGTGATGCGAACCAAGCACACCCAGCTTTTAGAGTGGCTAAAAAGCGCCTCAGATGAAGTCATTGGGCGAACCGGTACTACTCGGGGCTACTTGAAGCAAATCGCCTACGGCAACAAGCAAGCTTCAGCCGCGCTAGCTGTTTCGCTTGAGCGGGAGTCCCTTGGCGCTACCAGTAGAAAGTCCCTGCGTCCTGAGGATTGGAGCTTGATTTGGCCAGAGCTGGCATCTGCCGCCTGACACCCCGTCTGCCGCTCCAGTGGACATATTTTTATCGATCCATCTGGCAGGGCGCCACGGAAACAGAGTTGAGGTTTTACGAATGGAAGATTTTCTGCGGGCCTGCCAGGGCGCTGTCTTGGATAACGAAGCGAAGACGCTGGCGGCAAAGATGGGTGTTGCGCATGTGAGCCTGCTTCAGCGGGCCAACCCGGACAACGACGCCCACCGGTTAACGGTTGAGCATCTGTACGGGATCTTGCTGCACACCGGCGACATGCGCCCGCTGATAGCTCTGGCCAATGAGTTTGGTTTTGATTTGGTCGCGAAGAAAGCCCCCAAACCTCAAGAACTCACCAGATCAATGATTGGCGTCGGCAAAGAGTTCGCCGACCTGACCATCGCTGTGCACGAAGCCCTACAAGACGGCCGGGTGTGCCAATTCGACAAATCAACGATTCGTCGCGAAATCAGCCACATCCGAGAAAGCCTGGATGTGATGGATGAGTCAGTGAAGGTCGCCTGAATTTCAACCTAGAGAAAAACCATGTCACCAGAAGACGTACAGAACGAAATCAAACTGATCTTTGCGCGGGCTTGCGCAGAGTCATTGAAAGAAACGGCCAGCGCCATTCTCGCCATCAAAGATGACGACGAGAAAGTGCGGGCAGCTGAATCTCACGGCGCAGCATTCTCCTCCGCATTCATCGTCGTATCACGCCATTTCATATGCGAAACGACATTGAAACCGGCTCAGCAGGCTTGTACGGCCCAGTCGAGTAGTACTCACGAAGCTGAGCCTCAACAGTCCGCAGCGCTTCCTGGTCGACCTTAATGCCGTCGCTTGCTCCCGCCCGCTATCAAGGCGTTGAGCGTGTCGTTTGCAAGCAGCTTTGAAGATTTATCAGTCATGTCCGGCCTCCTGGGCCTTTTCGTGTGGAAGCAAAAAGCTATCACGGATGCGTCGGACACCTATAGCGCCTGAATGACAGGCACAAAAAAGCCGACGGTCGAGGTCGGCTGATTCATTAACACTTTGTGAGGCCGATTATATGCAAACCCATCCACATATCAATACCCCTTCAAGTGTCGCGACACGAAACGCTAATAACGAAAACGTGTCGCCGATTATGGGCAGCACCTTGAACGGACTTTTCTCTCACGACAAATCCTTGAAGGAGGTCGTGTAATGGCTCGCGCACGCAATATCAAACCCGGCCTGTTCAGCAATGAACTACTGGTCGAGCTTCCTGCATTCGATCGCCTGGCATTCATTGGTCTGTGGTGCTTAGCAGACCGTGAAGGGCGCCTTGAGGATCGCGTAAAGCGAATCAAGATCGAGTTATTCCCGTGCGATGACTATGACGTTGATGCAGGATTGGCGCGCCTTGCCGCTGCCGGGTTTATTGCCCGCTACAAGGTGGCTGGTTTCTCTGTCATTGAGATCGTTAACTTCCAGAAGCATCAGAGCCCTCACGGCACCGAAAAGGACAGCACGCTCCCCGACATTAACGGTTACCTAACTGTTTACGGACGCAAAGGTAACGTTGTAGTCGCAGGCTCTCAACGAAAGGTTCTTGTAGGCGAACAGTCTTTTAACGTTAAAGCACCGTTAGAGCCTGTTAACCCACCGTTAGATAACGCCCTGATTCCTGATTGTGGATTCCTGAATCCTGATTCTCTGAATCAAGATCAACACCACTCTCTCAACGCGGGCGAAGAAACTCCGCAGGTTGAGCCAGAGCAAAATCCAACACTGGCAAAAATTTCCATGGTTCAACCTGGGCCAGAGCCAACCTTGGAACCTGTCGACCCAAAGGCTCCGGTGGAGATGACCTTGGACTGGGTGCCTGACGCCAACCTCCTGAAGACCTACTGCGTCCACTTCGGTGCATCCGCTGACCTGTTCACCAAAGACTCCATCGCTACGTTCACGGCTCACCACGAAACCGAGGGCAGCCTGAACACGCAGGCCAAGTGGGTATCCCTGCTGGTCAGGTGGGTGAGGGACGACAAGACCCGGGCGAGCAATGTTCGCCCATTCACCAAACCTGTAGCTCAGTCTCGACACACCGGTTTCGACAGTCGCGATTACACCGCAGGCACCAAGGAGAACGCCAATGGCACGTTCCGTATCTAACCTGGGCGACAGCATGGATCGCAAGTTCGGCATCATCGGTCGCCAGCCTGCGCACTGCGTGGCCCATGGTGATTACTCGGCGGTAATCCTGAGGGTCAGCGGCCTGTCTGGTTGCCCGATATGCGCCAGTGATAAGCGCGACATGGAAGAGCTTGAGCGTAAACGCTCGCAGTTCCGAGTGGTTCAGCACGACAGCGCCAAGATTCCAAAGCGTTTTGCTGAGAAGACCTTTGGTGATTTCGTGGTGTCGTCTCCGGCCCAGCAAGTCGCTCTGGACGCCTGCATGGAGTACGTCGACAACTTCTCGAAACACAAGCGGGAAGGGCGCTGCATGTTGCTCTTGGGCAAGGTTGGCACAGGCAAGACGCACCTGGCTACGGTAGCGGCTAGCTCCCTGATCAACGAGCACATGACCAAGGCGGTCTATCGCACTGTCGGCTCAGTCATCAGTGACATCAAGGCGACCTTCAGTGACAAGTCCGGCAGCTCCGAGGCTCACATCATGCGCGAGCTTGTCGGCGCCGACCTGCTGGTGCTGGACGAAGTTGGGGCAACCAAACAAAGCGAGTTCGAACTGGCAACGCTGTTTAGCATCATCAACGGTCGGTACGAACAGGGTCGCCCAATGATCATTGTCAGCAACCTATCTCCCGCAGAGCTCAACGATGCCCTCGGCGTTCACCTGGGAATCACAGCGCGGCAAGGAGAATTTCTGATGGCTGATGACGTCGATTTTGCAGACGAGCGTATTGAAAAAGAGCTGGCCTCAGCCCTTGCTGCTCGCGTGGTTTACCGCGGCGAAAGCGCTCATGAGTGCGAGTGCGGCTCGGAGATCTCCGAAGGTCGTCGCGCTGCTGTGCCGGGTGTTCAGGACTGTATTACCTGCGCTGAGCGGGCAGCACTCAAACTGCGAGGTGTTCGCCGTGGATGATCATTCCCAATGGAGGGTGAAGCCATGACCGACAAAATAAGCGTGAACTGCCAGGCCAAGCTCTCTGAGGCCATCACTTGCTTGACCACTATGTACCGGGAGAAGAAGTTCGTCCTGGTGTCTCTGCGCCCCGGCAAGGACCGTACGCTGGATCAAAACGCCCTCTGGTTCGGTATGTACAAGCGAATTTCCGAAATGACCCAGATCGGTGACATCGAGGAGGCCCGCCGGTACTGCAAGCTGCACTTCGGCGTGCAGATTCTGCTGAATGAGGATGAAGACTTCCGCGCCGCCTGGTACCGGACCATGCGTCACTTGTCCTACGAGGAGAAGCTGGACCTCATGGGCGGGAACGCACTGTTCGGGCCTGATGGCTTCCCGGTAACTCGCTTGTTCAATCGCGCTCAGGGCGTGGCGTACACCGATCGTATCGCCGCTGAGTTCACGGCCAAGGGAGTGGTATTCACGGACTTGCTCAGCAAGGAGGCCGCATGATCGCCAAGCAGCCTAAGCCGAAGACGTGCCGCAACGCTGTGTGTTCGGTCAAGTTCGTTCCGCAGCGCCTTGGTCAGGCCGTATGTAGCCCAGCCTGTGCACTCGCCACCAAGGAGGTGAATCAGGAGAAAGCTCTCAAGTCGCTGGCTCAGGCTGGGCGCAGGGAGATAAAGGTTCGCAAGGAGAAGCTGAAGAGCAGGGCGGATCATCTGCGCGAGGCTCAAGCCGCGGTAAACGAGTTCATCCGCCTGCGTGACGGACACCTGCCATGCATCAGCTGCGATTCGCAGCCCAACGATCACGACCTTATGACCGGCAGCCGTTGGGATGCTGGGCACTACAGGTCAGTCGGCTCCTGCCCGGAGCTGCGCTTTGAGCCGCTGAACATTCATCGCCAGTGCGTGAGGTGCAATCGCAACCTTTCGGGTAACGCCGTTGAGTACCGCATCCGCCTGGTGCTTCGCGTTGGCGCCGAAAAGGTGGATTGGCTGGAAGGGCCTCATCCGGCCCGCAAGTACACCGTAGAAGAGATCAAGGCCATCAAGGCTGACTATCGGGCAAAGACCAGAGAAATGAAGAGGGCGGCGGCATGAAACTGATCAACGCAAGACAGGTTTGGACCGAAGCTCAGCACGAATCGAATGCTTCGATCAGCGCTGTGGCCATCGATAAAGCGCAATCGGCACCGATCAAGAAGGGTCAGCGGATGCGCCGGGCCGAGACAGTTTTCGCTGCACTGGGTGATGACAAGGAAGAGCGGATTCAGATCGTGCGCCAGAAGATCAGTATCAGCGAGACGCGCGGCACGCCTATTGGTCGGTCCACCGCCCGCGCCGCACACCTGGCGACCATTGGCAAAGTACTGCGTGCCATCGACACACTGCCGTTCCAGGTGCAGCAGTTCGGGCACTACTTGTACCACCCGGCGATGAACATGAAGCACCTATTGAACGCGGTGCTGCTGATCACCGCCAAGGCTGCTCTGCCAGACCTGACATCGTCCAAGCGCGTGAAGGCGCAGTACCTGGTTACCCTGGCCCTACAATCGTATAAGGGGGAGGTGGCCGGGTGTGCCGAGTGGGGACCTGCCCGTGTTGCCGCTGAGATGCTGACATTCTTCGGCGTCACCATCGACCCGAAGAACTGGACGCGTGATTGGCTCGACCTGTGGGAATCCCTGAAAGAAGCGATCAAAGAAGTGGATATTCAGGCGCAGCAACCGATATGGCAGGTGATTCACTCGGAAAATAACAAAGAAGCAGCATAATAATATTGACATGACGGGGTTTTGCGCGTACTTTTCCCATAGTGCACAAGTAACGCGAAACGCACACGAGATCCTGAACCCGGCCAAGCACCGGGTTTTTTATTGCTTCGCCGTGCTGGCGTGGGATTAACCGACTCCTATCGCCTTCGCTAGGAGTGGGGCGCCGATCGCAAAGAACTGATCGACTAGTTTTGATGTAGTGGCTCGAGCGCCATCGGAAGATGCCTTTTTTATCTTCTCGCCTAAGGTATCTGCTCCTAACTCGGGCTGATCGACATGCTTCAAGGATTTGAGCCCAACAGCGGACAAGGTGTACAGAGAGTAAGACCTCCCTGACCGCTCAGATAGATAGCCTTCTTCTGCGAGCCATTTCGCCGTGTGATTGGCAAATGTCGTGAGCTCTTTCCATTCCTCGCTGTAGATAACCCCGCCGGCATCATCGCGCGTTGGTGTTTCATCTAGCACTCCGATGACCTTGGGGTCTATGTGTGTGGGTCGGGGAAACGTCTCATAGAGGGCAGAAAGAATCTGCGCAGCTACCTCGTCAAATCGCTCAATATTTGTTTTTTCCATGGTTCTATCCCGCCTCGTGTCTTTAGGGGTATCGACGATAGCACGGAGCCACTAGCCCGCCATTGAGCGGGTTTTTTATTCCTCATGCCTACCACGGAGTCGAGCGCATGGATTTTCTGCACCGCCTGCTCGACAGGCTCGACCTCCTGATAGCGGGTCTATTTGGAGTGATCGTTGCCAGCTGGTGGCACAAAGACGACCTGACCGATTGGCGGGCTTGGATGATCTTCTTGATCACTGGGGTTTCCTGCTCGCTGTACCTGACAGGAATGGTGAGTGCTTACCTGGGCGTAACTGAGCCAAGCATCGTTGCAGGCATTGGCTTTCTGTTGGGCACCTTCGGCGGCTCGCTCCTGGCAGCAATTAATCGAGCCATTAAAGCGGCCGACCTTTGGGCGCTTATCCGTCAGAGGTTCGGGGGAGGCAGAAGCGATGAGCCTTGATCTGATCAACTCCATAGCCTGCGGCCTGATCGCCTTGTGGGCATTCTGGTGCGTAGTGAGCGGGAAGGTGCGGGACGGCATCCTTGGCAAGCTGATCTATTCGGTCATCGCGATCAGCGGCTTTGTCGTGATGGCTCGAAACCAGAACATCTTCCTCGCACCGACTACGGCTGGCACGACGCTTCTTGTGTTCCTGGCTCTGGCCGGCCTACGGCATATCTTAATGGTCATGTACTGGCAGCGGGCTAAAGCCTGGCTGTGCCGGACGCTGAACTGTGAGCAGTGCATGGGTTGCGACAAGCAGAAGTAGCTCGCGACACGTTTTCGAATGCGCCAAATCGTGGCGCGCAATCATGAGGGGTTCAGATGACGACCATTGCCTACAAAGACGGCGTGATCGCCTATGACTCTCGCCAAACCCGAAACGATCGCATCGTCTCTGACAATGCCCCGAAGTGCCAGGTTGTCAGCGGGGTCAGCTTCTTTCTGTCGGGTGCCGTATGTGATGAGAAGGCTTTGATCGCCGCCTACTTCGGAACTCCATCACCAGTTCCAGTGGAGTGTTCGGGCTATGTCGTCGACGGCGGCAATCTAATGATGGTAGGTCATGACGACAAGACAGGCATCTGGAAGCAGGAGCTTGAACTGTCCAACCCTGACGCCATCGGCAGTGGCTCTGCATATGCCGTGGCTGCAATGGATATGGGTGCAAGCGCAGAGGATGCGGTGCGCGCTGCAATGAAGCGGGATATTTACACTGGGGGCACAATTCGCACGGTGATCATTGATGAGGGGGCGGCCAATGCAAAGACCACTCCCGCCGGCGTCACTGCTTGAGCTCTCCGAGCTATCCGACTTCGGTATCCGCTTAACCCCAGCCCCAGATGTATGGGAATGGCTCCAGGCCGAGATCCTTTCTGACACTGGAAGCATCCACAACCCAGACCATGCCCACCTACTGGATGCTGACATCAGAATCATGTGGGCGTCGTCGAGCTTCGAGAAACAAGGTCGCACAGTCCTCGGTCAGGCTGAGCAGGTAGCGTTCCGTGCAGGTGGCTGGCAGAAGGCCCGGATGGAGCAGCAGATGCGTGATTGGTTCGGCGATGTACCGACCTTCATCATCACCTTGGCTGCTGACTACTGTGCTCAGTGCAGCGACCTTGACTTCTGCGCCCTCATTGAGCACGAGCTTTACCATCTGGCTCACGCGACCGACAAGTACGGTCAACCAGCATTCACCCAGGACGGCGCCCCGAAGATCAAACTGCAGGGCCACGACGTTGAAGAGTTCGTCGGTGTGGTGCGTCGGTATGGCGCGAGCCCTGACGTTCAAGCGTTGGTGGATGCTGCAAACAGTCCTGCCGAGGTGGGGAAATTGAATATATCGAGGGCCTGCGGAACCTGTCTGCTCAGATCGGCCTGATTCTTGACAGGCTCTAGACGGATGAGAATTTATGGCAGTCCTGAAAAATGAGGTGAAGAGCTTCATCGTTCAGGCGCTGGCGTGCTTTGACACACCGTCCCAGGTGGTGGAAGCCGTCAAGAACGAATACGGGGTTGTGGTAAGTCGCCAGCAGGTCGAGACGCACGACCCAACCAAGTCAGCCGGGAAGGGGCTTGCGGTGAAGTGGGCGACCCTTTTTCATGACACCCGCAAGCGATTCCGAGAAGAGACCGCCGAGATCCCGATCGCCAACCGCGCCTACCGGCTTCGTGGCCTGGGGCGAATGGCTGAGAAGGCCGAGAACATGCGCAACCTGGCACTGACCGCTCAACTGTATGAGCAGGCTGCCAAAGAGGTGGGCGACATTTACGTCAATCGCTCCCGCAAGGATGAGCCTGACGACGCCCCGGTAATCCCGACCCGCATTCAGGTTGACGTAGTGGATGCGAGGAAGCGAGATGCCGTCACTTAACGTCCCGCAGGCTCAATTCCTGCAGATGCAGCACAAGTTCAAGGCATTCGTGGCGGGATTTGGTTCGGGCAAGACGTGGGTAGGCTGCTCGGCATTGAGCAAGCACTTCATGGAGTGGCCCGGGGTCAACGCTGGCTACTTCGCACCGACTTACCCGCAGATCCGGGACATCTTCTATCCGACCATGGATGAGGTGGCTTATGACTGGGGGTTAAAGACCAAGATCAACCAGGCGAACCATGAGGTTCACATCTACAGCGGCCGGCAGTACCGCGGCACTGTGATTTGCCGGTCGATGGAAAAGCCCCAAACCATCGTCGGCTTCAAGATCGGTCATGCCCTGGTCGATGAACTGGACGTGCTGACAGCGATTAAGGCGCAGCAGGCTTGGCGCAAGATCATTGCCCGGATGCGTTACAACATCCCTGGACTGCGCAACGGCGTGGATGTAACGACGACGCCTGAGGGTTTCAAGTTCGTCTACCAGCAGTTCCTGAAGCAGGTGCGCGACAAGCCAGCCCTTGGCGAAATGTACGGCCTTGTACAGGCCAGCACGTTCGACAACGAACTGAATCTGCCACCTGACTACATTCCATCGCTGATGGAGTCGTATCCCGAACAGCTGATCAGGGCCTACCTGAACGGCCAGTTCGTCAACTTGGCGTCAGGCACGATCTACACGGCTTACGACCGCAAGCTGAATAGCTGCTTTGACACCGTGCAGCAGGGTGAGCCTCTGTTCATTGGTATGGACTTTAACGTCGGCAAGATGGCAGCAATCACTCACGTCAAACGTGACCAAGGGCTACCCCGGGCGGTTGATGAGCTTATTGATGGCTATGACACGCCCGACATGATCCGGCGGATCAAAGAACGCTACTGGCGGCACAATGGCAATGACTTCGAGAAAACATGCGAAATCAGGATCTACCCGGACGCTTCGGGTGACCCCCGTAAGTCAGTGAATGCCAGCATCACGGATCTGGCCATGCTCAAACAGGCTGGGTTTTCGATCATCGCTCCAGCGTCAAACCCGCCCGTGAAAGACCGAATTAACGCCATGAACGCCGTCTTCTACAACGCGCAGGGCGAGCGCCGATACCTGGTTAACCCGTTTACTTGTCCTACCTACGCCGATGGTTTGGAACAACAGGTGTGGGCGCCTAATGGCGAACCAGACAAAACAGCTGGTGTCGATCACGCGAATGATGCGGGTGGTTATTTCATTCATCGCGAATATCCAATCGTTAAGCCGGTCGCCGTCACTAATCAATCCCTGAGAATCTGACTATGAGTAACGACCCGAGCGCCACGCTGCCTGCGGTGGAGCGCATGCGTGCCTATTGGGCCGTAGTTGCACCTTTGATAGACGGTACCCAGGCAATGCGGGATCAGGGAGAAACCCTGCTGCCCAAGTACCCTGCCGAGGAACAGGCTTCTTACAATCAGCGCCTGGCACTCTCCACGCTGCTCCCGGCGTACTCCGAGACGGTGGCGAACAACACCAGTCGCGTCTTTGCTGAGCCGTTACAGCTGGGCGATGACGTGTCAGAAGCCATCGTGTCGCTCTGCGGTGATTTCGACATGAGCGGTAACGACATCAATAACTGGTCTGCTCGTACCTTTGAACTGGGTCTTGGCTTCGGCTTATGTCACGCCTTCATCGACCATCAGCCTGCAGGTGATGTGCGCAACCGGGCCGAAGAGAAGGCCGCAGGCGGTCGCCCCTACGCAGTCCTGGTGCATCCAGAACAATTGCGCGGCTGGCGGGATGAGGCTGGCCAGCTTGTCATGGTGCGCTACGCCGAGACGGTCTCGGTGTCAGACGGCGCGTTTGGCAGCAAGTTGATCACCCAAATCCGCGTATTCGAGCCGGGGACATGGAAGATTTATCGCGAGTCTGAAGACTCAGGAAACTGGGAGCTTCACCAGGAGGGTACAACCAGCCTGAGTTACATCCCTTGGGCGACCTTCTACACGAAGCGTGTCGGGTTCATGGAGGCTAAGCCGCCATTGCTCGAGCTTGCCCATCTCAACGTCAAGCATTGGCAGTCACAGAGCGATCAGGACAACCTCCTGCACGTCGCACGGGTGCCACTCCTGTTCATGTTCACTGATGATGAGCAATTTCAGTTGGTCATCAGCTCCGGCAGCGCGACCCGCATGCCAAAGGACGGTGACGCCAAGTACGTGGAGCACACCGGGGCGTCCATTGAGGCGGGCCGCGTGTCATTGCAGGACCTGGTAGAAGACATGCGAATGTCCGGCGCGAAGTTGCTGCAGAAGGACAAGCAGCAAACGAAAACGGCGGCTCAGGCCAATGAGGAGGCCGCTCAGGAGTTGTCGCCCTTGGCCCGGATGAGCGAGCAGTTCTCGGACTTCATTGCCCAGTTGCTTCAATACATGGCTGACTTTCAAGGCTCTGGAGAGGGTGGTCATGTTGAGATGCGTGGCAACTTCGACTCTGACTATGCCCCAGAAGTGTCCTTGCCCCAGCTGCTGTCGATGGCGAACGCCGGGAAACTGTCCGATCAAACCCTGTTCAGCGAGTTTCAGCGCCGCGGTGTCATCAGCGATGAGCAGGATTGGGAGGAGGAAAAAGAGCGCATCGAAACCCAAGGGCCTGCGTTAGGGGTGGTTTGATATGTCGACGGTTAACGAGACGCTCCAAGCTGCCGCCATCGGTCACGCGATAGATCTGCTGCATCTGAGTAATGCCGAGGTGCGCAAGATCATCGCTCTGCTCAACAGCGCGGATGCAGAGCTACGAGCTCAGCTAATCTTGGCCATTACGAATCTCGGGGCGGAGTCATTCACTGCCACGCACATGAACACCGTGCTGGCCTCGGTGCTGGAGATAAACAAATCCATCTATGCGTCCATTCAAGAAACAATGGTTAAGTCGGTAATTGATCTAGCCAAGTACGAGGTCGGCTACCAGAAAGCGTTATTCACTGAGGTCATACCGCAGCAAGTGCGGGTGACTGTCTCGCTAGGCTCCGTCAATCTGGACCAGGCCCGCCAGATTGCGATGGCTAGGCCATTCCAGGGCAAGTTGCTCAAGGAGTGGCTGGGCGACCTTGAAGTGACTCGAGCTGCACGCATTCGTGACGGTGTTCGTATGGGTATGGTGGAGGGGCAAACGACTGAGCAGATAGTTCGCCGCGTGATGGGCATCAAATCTGAGGGATACGCCGATGGACTGCTAAATCGCAGCCGGCAAGATATTGAGGCCGTGGTACGAACAGCAATCAGCCACACAGCTCAAGGTGCGCGCGATGCGTTCTACAAGGCTAATGATGATCTGATAGCCGAGGTGAGCTGGCTCAGCACCCTTGATAATAAGACGTCCGCCGATTGCAGGCTACGCGATCGCTTGCGGTACACGAATGACACGCACGAGCCTGTTGGGCACAAAATCCCTTGGAAAGCAGGGCCCGGTCGTATTCATTGGTGCTGCCGTAGTACTTCGACACCGATAATCAAGGGCTGGGAAGAGCTACGCCTCTCCAAGGGATTGCCGGAAAGCACTCGGGCAAGCATGGACGGGCAGGTGCCAGTATCAACCAACTATGGCACTTGGCTGAAAACACAAAGTGCGGCGCGGCAAGACCAGGTACTTGGCCCGAACCGCGGTAAGCTTCTGCGTGATGGCGGGCTCGATGTCAGCAGCTTTTACAATGACAAGGGCAAGCTCCTCACGCTCGACCAATTGCGCGAGCGAGATGCTGCTTCTTTTGTGAGGGCCGGGATATGATGGCTGCATGACCGAAAAGCCAAAATTCCACGTAATCACCGGAACGCCTGCCCCTGACACGCCAAAGGAGCAGGCAATGAAGCGCGTCCGCTCAATGCCCAGACCGCCAACCATGATCAGCTGTCATCGATGCGGTGGTGCTGAGGTCATCCAGACCAAGATTGGGATGATGTACAAGGACGGTAAGGCAACAGGCGGTACGCGACAGTTGCTGTGCGCGCTGTGCTTCATGCGTGGTGAGCGTGTGGTGCTTGTTAAATAACTACGTACCAAGGATCTAGGATGCTGCTTCTGGAAGATGTTGTGAAGACTGCTGTGCACCGGCATTTAGAGGAAAAGGGGTATACATCCGTCAGCTCCAAGCTTGGTACAAGACAGGGGTACGATGTTGAAGGTGTGGACCCTGAAACGGGTGTTCGCTTAGTCGTGGAGTGCAAGGGTGAAGCTGGAACTGGGAGTCAGCATGCTCGCTCCTGGGGAAACGTTGCTTCTGCGCTTCTGACCTCGGTTAACGAAGTAGGTGATGCAAATGGCAATCGCGTAGCTATTGCGCTTCCTGATACGCCTGCATATCGCGAGCGATCCCGTTTTCTCAAGGGACTACTAGATCGAGAAGGCATCACAATGTTTTGGGTTTCCAGCGACTTGGCTGTAACCGAATGGTAGCCCCCATCTACACGTGACAAATCAATTGCCAGGAGATCTGGCGCACACACTAGACCTCGGCATCCGCCGGGGTTTTTTTATGCCTGCGGTTCGGACGGACGGGGCGCATTGAGCCGGATGGCTCAGTAGATGGGCGGATGCCCGGAGATCCACATGAAGTTGAAACTCGACGAAAGCGGCAATGCGGTGCTCCAAGATGGAAAGCCTGTCTATGTCCATGACGATGGTAAAGAGGTGGCATTCGATGCGCCAGGCACTGTCGCCACGATCACCCGGCTTAACGGCGAAGCAAAGGATCACCGTGTCCGCGCTGACACTGCCGAGAAGGCTCTTAAAGGGTTTGAAGGGATCACGGATGTAGCTGCCGCTCGCAACGCTCTGGATATCGTTTCGAAGCTCGATCAGAAAAAGCTGGTGGATGCCGGCGAGATCGACACGGTTCGCAACGAGATCAGCAAGGCGTTCCAAGGCCAGCTGGATGAAGCCAACACCAAGGTGCAGACCTTCGAGCAGCAGCTGTATGCCGAAAAAATCGGCGGCAGTTTCGCTCGCTCCAAGATGATCGCCGAGAAGCTGGCTGTTCCCGCAGACATGATTCAAGCCACGTTCGGTAAGGCCTTCAAAATCGAAGAGGGCAAGGTTGTCGCCTATGACGCGAATGGCAACAAGATTTTCAGCCAATCGCGACCTGGTGAACTCGCTGATTTCGATGAGGCCCTGCAAACGCTCGTCGAGGCATACCCACACAAAGACCACATCCTGAAGCCTTCCGGTGCCGGTGGTAGCGGAGCGCCCAACGGCGGTGGCAACCCCCATCCTGGCGCACCCAAGTCTCTCGCTGAATGCAAAACCAGCGCAGAGAAGGTTGCCTACCTCGAAACGATCAAATAAGGAGCCATAAATGGCTTTCGATCTCGCTATTTTCAACAAGCAGACCTACACGGCTCTGACTGAAACCGTGTCCCAGACCATCGACAAGTTCAACGAAGCGTCGGCGGGCACTATCATCCTGCAGAACGCTCCAGCGCAGGGCGATTTCGATATCACTGCCAGCTTCAAGCTGATTGGCAACTTGGTCCGTCGTCGCAACGTAAATGGCACAGGCACTGTGGCGGCTACTCGTCTGACCCAGCTGCTGAACGCCTCCGTGAAGGTCGCTGCCGGCACTCCGCCGATCGAATACGAAGCTGCTCAGTACAACTGGGTACTCCAGAATCCAGCATTGGCTGCTTTGACCATAGGCGAGCAACTGGGCCGGGCCCGCGTGGCCGACATGCTGAACACAGGCATTCGCGGCGCTGTGGCTGCAATCAGCGGGCATGCGGACGCGACGTTTGGCGCCGCTGCTGATGCTCCAACCTTCAAAGCTTTGAACCGTGCCTCGTTCAAGTTCGGCGACCGCTCCAACGCAATCAATGCTTGGGTGCTTCACTCCGGCGTGGTCAGCGAGCTGTATGACAATGCTCTGACCAACGCTGAGAACCTGTTCACCTATGACGGTGTGAACGTCATGCGCGACCCATTCGGTCGCCTGTTCGTGGTGACCGACTCGGACGCACTTATCGTTCCTGCTGGTGCTGACCCTGTGGCCAATCCACAGTCGTTCCGTTCTCTGGGTCTGGTTCAAAGCGCTATCGCAGTCACCGGCAACAATGACTTCGATGCCGTCCTGAATCGCACGACCGGCAAGGAAAACCTGGGCTCAGTCTATCAAGCTGAGTGGAGCTACAACCTCGGCGTGTTGGGCCACACCTGGAAAACCGCGAGCGGTGGTGCTTCCCCGAACGACACAGCAATTGGCACTTCGGCCAACTGGGAGCGCACAGCTACCAGTGTCAAGGACACGGCTGGCGTTCTGGTGCTGAGCGCGTAACTCAACAAAGGGGCTTTCGAGCCCCTTTTTTTCGAGGTGATACATGAGCAAAAAAATTCTTTGGTTTCTGCGCGGCCCGGCTAGCGCGGACCAGATAGCTTTGGCGCAATCTGTCGGGATGACAATCCGTGACCCGAACGCCTACCGAGTCGGAGACTTCATCGAGCAGGCTGATGGCGTGGCCGGTGATGCTCCCGCTGCGTATCTGAAGGCTTACGAGATGATTGAAATGCTCCGCACTGACGGCCCTACCGTTGCTGAGTTCGTCGCTGCTGGTTACTTGGCTGCGGGCTACCCGCCAGAAGGCTACGAATCGCGAAGCTCTGCACAAGAGATCATCGATGCGATTGCTGAGCAGGATGCTGATAGCAGCAGTGACGGCAAGATACCTATTGCCAAGCTACGTGAAATCCTGACGGAGAAGGGCGTAACGTTCGATCCGAAAGCGAAGAAGCCTGACTTGCAAGCCCTGCTTGATCAAGTCGAGCTCGCTGCAAAAATCGCCGACCTCAAGACGCAGCTGACATTGAAGGCAGTCGCCTTTGAGGACGCTGCGACCCTGGAAGAGCTGCAGGCCCTGAACACTTCATCGGTGTAACCATGACTGACTTCATCACCATCGCGCAGGTGGATAGCCTGCTGGGCGCCGAGTGGACGACCGAAGAAAAGAAGCCTCGCGCGGTGCTGATGGCGAACACCTGGCTCACTGAGCGGGTGCGTGAGGCATGCAACCCGACACCTGACGCAATCATTCAGGCTGGTGCCGAGATTGCGAGGGAGGCAGCAGCAGGGACGCTTTACGGTGCGCAGGCCCGAGAGGTTACTGAAACATCGGTGAAGGCTGGCAGCGTCAGCACAAGCAAGACCTTCGCCGAAGGATCAAAAACGATGACAGCGGGCGAGTCGTTTGCATTGGCGCTGATTCGACCGTGGGCATCAACCAACCAGATAAAACTGGTAAGGGGCTGATATGGGTTTGCGCGAGGACATTCAGGCCGATATGGCTGAAGCTTTCGATACGGATTTGGCTGACGCAGTAAAAGACTTCACGGGCGGTATCACGCTGCCGGGCACATGGGATCCGGTAACAGAGGAGTCGGCCGGGGAGGTGGTTATCGCCTATTCGGGTCGAGGCGTCTTTGATGCTTACGAGGTACGCCTGGTGGACGGGATCAACATCAAGTCAACCGATCAGTTGTTGATCGTACTCACCAACGAAGTAACCGGCTCGCCGCAGGTTGGCCACAAGATCAATGGCTTTGATGTGCTGAGCGTCCAGCAGGACCCGGCTGGTGCGCACTGGGAAATACAACTGAGGGCTGTGTAATGGCCGGCTGGAGCATCCCGCCCTCAGTGTTTGCGGATCAGATAGACGAGGAGGTCAGTAAGCGAGTTCGGACAATCGCTCTAGCCCTGCTCAATGAAGTGATCGAGCGATCTCCCGTGGGTAACCCAGACCTGTGGAAGAGTCCGCCGCCCCCTGGGTATGTCGGTGGCCGATTCCGTGGCAGCCATATCGTCAGCATTGGCGCACCAGTTTATACCGTCACAACGAATGTCGACCCGAGCGGGTCGGACACGCGTGGTAAGGGGATGGCCGCGCTATCTGGCCTTGAGCCTTACACGCAGATTTTTATTCAAACCAATTTACCGTACGCCGAACGCTTGGAGCAGGGCCATTCCGGACAAACTCCAGACGGCCTCTACGAACTGGCATTCATCAGTGTGTCCGAGGTTTACCGATGACCTACGAAGACATTCGTGTCGCCCTCACAGCGCGCGCCGCGACCTTCACCGGCATCGACAAGGACAGGCTTTTTCGTCCCAATGATCAGCTCGCCGCGGCCAATCTGGATGCGTCAGGCATCTTCAAGCCCCCGGCTGAAGGCCTCTGGTGCCGAATGGTCATTCAGCACGGTACGGCCTTTATGGCGGGGATGGCTGACAAACCCTACTCCCGCAAGCCGGGACAGATCGTTTTCCAGTGCTTCGCACGGCCGCGTACAGGTATGAAATCACTGAATGTGCTGGCCGATGCGCTTGAAGCGCATTTCGGCTACTGGAGCTCTGGTGAGCTTGAGTGCATGGAAACCAGCCAGGACGTTGTCGGTGATGACGGGGCCGGCTTCTACTGA